ATGGTGGTACTACGCAAGCATTAGGTGTCCTGATGGGCGTAGAGTACGTTGATTCGGTTTCTAAGAAACCAGTCTTCATTAATTACTGGCCCGGTTCCGGCTCAGTAAGCGTTGATACAAACCACCCTGTAAAGGCGTTTGTTGCAGACAATCCAAATCAGTTATTCAAAGTAGCGTCTGACGCAACATTGACTGACCGAGCAACGGCACTCGCGCATGTATTTGCAAACGCGTCGTTAGGAACATCTGCTCGCACCGGTTCTACCAACACAGGTAGTTCCAATTCCGCTTTGGGCGTGTCTACTATTGCGGTAACGGCTACTTTGCCGTTGCGTATTGTTGGCATCATGGATGACGCAGGAAACAGTGACTACGCAGCCGCTGGTATCCCGTTAATCGTCCGTTTAAACGCTCATTATAATGCACCAACCAGCCGTTTTGATTCGCAGACTACCGCGACATCAACTGGTCTATAAGGAGGGCTTAATTAATGGCTATTTCTCGCGCACAATTAGCGAAAGAGCTAGAACCCGGCCTTAACGCCTTGTTCGGCCTTGAATACAATCGTTACGAAAACGAGCATGGTGAAATCTTTGATGAAGAAAGCTCAGATCGAGCATTCGAAGAAGAAGTCATGCTTGGTGGTTTTTCTACTGCACCTGTTAAAAGCGAGGGCGGTGCCCTTACTTATGACGATGCACAAGAAACATATACTGCTCGTTACACTCACGAAACTATTGCGTTGGCATTTTCGATCACTGAGGAGGCTGTCGAAGACAACCTTTATGATCGTCTGGCATCTCGCTACACTAAAGCTTTGGCCCGTTCTATGGCTCAAACAAAGCAAATCAAAGCAGCTTCTATCCTAAACAATGCGTTTACGGCTGGTGCTTCTGCGGTTGGCGATGGTGCAGCGCTTTGTTCAGCAGCTCACCCATCATTATCTGGTAACCAGACTAACGTCTTGGCAGTTGCTGCCGACCTTAACGAAACTTCGTTAGAGCAGATGTTAATCGATATTGCTGGTTTAACTGATGAGCGTGGTCTGAAGATTGCTGTTCGTGGTATGAAATTGATTATCCCAAAAGAACTGCAATTCATTGCAGAGCGGGTTATCAACTCAAACCTACGTTCAGGTACTGCTGACAACGACAACAATGCGATGAAAAACATGGGTATGATTCCAGAGGGAGCGGTTGTAAACCACTTCTTAACAGACTCAGACGCATTCTTCATCAAAACTGATGCACCAAATGGTTTCAAATACTTCAACCGTTCGCCAATTAAAACGGCAATGGAAGGAGACTTTGACACGGGTAACATGCGCTTTAAAGCGCGTGAGCGTTATTCTTTCGGTGTATCCGATTGGCGTAGCGTTTACGGAACACCCGGCGCAGCATAAGAACGGAATCCTCATTCTGTCTTACGAAAGGGGCCTTTATAAGGCCCCTTTCTTTTTATTTTTTTTTAGTTTATACTTTTTTCAGGGCAACATATTAGCTTTGTAGACAGGTACCCGCCCTCCTGACGTTGCATAGACTACAAGGCGAATCCTTATGCAAAGGGTATTAAAATGGCATCGACTACATTTTCAGGTCCAGTGACTTCAACTGCTGGCTTTATTGGCGACATCGTCGTCCCAACTTACACCGTAGCAAACGCACCTTCAGCTTCAGACGCTGGCGCAGGTACTGTTGTATTTGTTTCAAACGGCGCAGCAGGCGCGGCAATATTAGCTTTCTCTGACGGAACAAACTGGAAGCGTTCTGACACAGGCGGCACAATAGCAGCGGCATAAGGAGTAGGTTATGAGTAGATTCAAACCTGCGTCCGAAGAAGAACTAGCGGCTCGAGGAATCAAGCCCGCTCAAGTTCGCGCTCGCAATGAAAACGGAACTCTCAAAGCAGATGATCCCTCCACTCCTGATATTAATGAGGCGTGGGAGGATGCTCCTGTTAAGAAAAAACGCGGGCGTCCCGCGAAAGAAAAGGAATAAATCATGGCAGGTTCTGATGTAAGAACAAAAAGATTGACGGGGACAGGGTCTGCGGCTGTGGGTCCTGCGCGTATTAGACAAATTCAGGTAAAAACCACTACAGGTAGCCCTCGTCTTACATTCACAGACGGCAATGGTGGCACAACTGTTTTGGACATGGATTTAGATGCGTCAGACACTCATTCGGTAAATATTCCAGACGAGGGTATGCGTGTAAGTGATATTTATATATCAACTTTTACTGCATGTACTTCGGCAACTGTATTTTACAGCTAAAGGGGCGCAGTCATGGCAGGGTCTGACATACGAGCAAAAACTTTAACATCCAGCGGCGTAGTTTCTGGGGGTCCCGCTAGATTAGTTGCAGTTCATTACATGGGCCACACCTCTACAGGCGTTATTGCGTTTAAAAACGGGGGTTCTGGTGGAACAACCGTTTTTACGTTACACGTAAAATCTAATGACTCTGGTGATTTAACCATACCTGAAGAAGGGGTTAAGTTTGATGCTGGTATATATGTTGATTTTACAAATGTTACTAGCGCGGCATTTTTTTACAAGTGAGGATTCATGGCAACAACTAAAAACGTAACTAGAACCCCGTCAGGTCGTATAAAATACAGAGGTGAAACTTTTGCAGGATATAATAAACCCAAGCGAACTCCCGGAAAATCAAAGAAAAGTGCGGTTTTGGCCAAAAAAGGCTCTGAAATTAAACTTGTTCGGTTTGGGGACTCAAAAATGTCCATCAAAAAAGATCAACCGGGACGTAGAAAAAATTTTAGAGCGCGTCACTCGTGTGACACCGCAAAAGATAAATTTAGTGCCAGATACTGGTCTTGCAAAGCGTGGTAACGAAAGAATGAAAGTCGTAGATGTTCTAAGTAAATTAGAAAAGCATGAAGCGGAGTGTAATCTTCGTTATCAACGCATTGAAGAAAAGCTAACTGAAAACAAGAGTGCTTTAAAAGCGTTTGATGTGAAACTTTGGGGTTTAGCTGTTTTAATTTTAATTGCACCTTTTGTAGGAAAGTTAATGGGGTAGAACTATGTCTTATTCGCGTAAATCAAAGAAATCCGCGCCAAAAAGTAAAGGGAGTAAGATTTGTCCCAAAGGAAAAGCTTGGGCGGAACGTACTTTTGACACGTACCCAAGTGCTTATGCGAACATGGCGGCCTCTAAATACTGTAAAGACCCTAATTACGCCAAAAAAAGTAAAGGTAAAAAGTCATAATGGGAAAGCTGAAGGACTGGGTAAATCAAGATTGGGTCAGAATTGACAGCCAAGGCAATATTGCGGGCAAGTGTGGCACGTCTAAGAACAAGAAGAACCCAGACCGGTGTTTACCTCGATCTAAAGCAGAAAGTCTTAGCAAATCTGAACGGGCTTCGACCGCTCGCAAAAAGAAACGCGAAGGCGCTAAAGGCAAACAGGTTGTTTCCAATACAAAGGCGGCGACGGTAAGAAAAATGAGGCTTGGGGGAGAAGTAACTAAGCCTAAACGAAAATTTAACGGCAAATCCGTACCCGGAACAGCCGTTGCTCGTGGTTGCGGTGCAATAATGAGTGAAAGACGAAAAAGAACAAAGGGATCGGTAACGCAATCATGATGGCATCCCTAGAAAATAACATTCAAAAAGAAATCAGGCGTTGGTCTAAAGAGGTTTTGGAAATACCCAGCCCTCACTTTAATGGCGTTCCGCCTTGTCCTTATGCTAGACAAGCATGGGCTGAAGATAAGGTAGCTATTTTATTTAAACATGAAGAAAACTACCAAAGTCTGTATTCCTGTATATCTCAATTCGACGATAAGTTTGAATTAGCTATATTAGCTGACTTATCCAACGATAAAGACCCGGAAGCTTTTCATGAGTATTTAGATGATTTAAACGAGTTTATTTCTACGGGGGCATTTATCGATAAAGATATATGGTTAATGGGCTTTCACCCTGATGACGAACAGAACGAGTTTGTGGAAGAAGCTGAGTTTGAGGCGGAAACAGACACTCCATATGCAATGATATTTATTCAAAGATTATCTAAATTGCAGGAATCGGCAGACAAGTTGGACAAAAAAGGTTATTATGGTATCTATGATCCTGAGTATAATGCTTTGGAAATCTATGAAAAACGTAAAAAATTTTACAGGAGATTAAAAAATGGCGATGAAACCTCGTAAAGTAAAGAAAATGCGCAAAGGCGGCATGGTTAAAAAAATGCGTAGCGGAGGCATGGTAAAAAAGATGCGAAGTGGCGGCATGGTTAAGAAAATGCGCCGTGGTGGCGCTGTAAAGAAGAAGTAAAATGGCAGTATCTGGAAGCAAAGATTTTGAATTAGACGTTGCTGAGTACGTCGAGGAGGCGTTCGAGCGTTGTGGGCTTGAGGTTCGTACTGGTTACGACCTTAAAACTGCGAAACGTTCTCTCAATCTGTTGCTTGCAGATTGGGCTAACCGCGGTCTTAATCAATGGACTATAAAGCAACGCACTGTAACAATGGTTGCGGCCGATGGAAACTATGATTTAGGTGCAGACGTTATCGACGTGCTTTCTGTTGTGGTAAGGCGCAATGGGACAGATTACTCGCTAGAGCGTTTGAGTCGTGATGGGTTTTTAAGTATTCCAAACAAAACAACTCAAGGGCGTGTAAACCAGTTCTTCTTAGATCGACAAGTCACACCCGTTTTAAACCTATGGCCGGTGCCTGATAATAACACAGACGTTGTGTATTATGACGCTTTAACACGCATGGATGATGCGGATGTATACACAAACACTGTGGATATGCCCTTCAGGTTTTACCCTTGTTTAGCGGCGGGACTTGCCTATTATATTGCTTTAAAGCGCGCTCCAAACCGCGTTCAAATGTTAAAAGCGGTTTATGAAGAAGAGTTTGACAGGGCGGCGACAGAAGATAGAGATCGTTCTTCTTTCAACGTTGTTCCTAAATACGAATATTATAGGGTGGGTTAATGTCTAAGTTCGCATCCGGTAAAAATTCATACGCCATATCAGATAGATCGGGATTTAGGTACCGATATAAAGATATGCGTAAAGAATGGAACGGACTTCTTGTCGGAAAAGATGAGTTTGAATCTAAGCAACCTCAATTAGGCCCTTTTAGAAAGGTCGTAGACCCGGAGGCACTACAAAACGCTCGTCCTGATCGCGTAGAACCTTCCGTCGTCACAGTGGGTATGCCTACTGTACTGCAACCAAATAACCGGCCAGTGTCTGCTTTTGGACAAATCGGCTATGTCACGGTGGTAATCACATGAGTTTTACATACGATCAGCTTAAACAAGCAATTCAAGATTATACAGAGAACACAGAAACGTCTTTTGTGAACAATCTTCCTGTATTTATTCGAGCTTCGGAAGAGCGCATACTAAAAAACATACAGTTAGACCTGTTTCGCAGAAACCAAACAGCTAATTTGACCTCTAATAACCCCTATTTAAACTGTCCCAGCGACTTTTTAGCTCCTTTTTCTCTAAGTTTTACGGACGGAAGCAGTAACAAGGTCTTTGTGGAGTTCAAAGATGTTAGTTTTGTTCAAAGTTACAATCCAAACGTTGCTACAACGGGGTCTCCGCAGTATTACGCGCAGTTTGACGTGGATAACTTCATTGTTGCCCCCACACCACCGTCTAATTTAACAGTAGAGCTTCACTACTTATACAGACCTACCAGTTTGACAGCCGGTGCGGGCAGTGGAACAACTTGGTTGAGTACAAATGGAGAATTAGCGCTCTTATATGGTAGTTTGATAGAAGCCTATTTATTTATGAAGGGTGAGCAAGACATAATGGCTACTTATGACAAGCGATTCCAAGAATCCTTGATGGGGCTTAAAATGTTAGGCGAAGCCAAAGAGACCACGCAAGAATATCGCGTTGGAAGAGTAATAAGAGAGAAGCAATAATGTTTAAAATAGATGTAAACATCCCGGAAGACCCGGTTTTAGTGGTAAAAACCACTGAAAACAGAGGTTTTAGCCCGGACGAAGTTGCGGAACGTTGTGTTGAAAAGCTGATTAGTGTGTCTGACGGAACTCACCCCGTCATACGTGATCAGGCCAGAGCGTTCCAAAGACACATGGAGAAAGTCGTTGCGTTTTACATGCGAGAAGCTATTCGTAGCGACAGAACAACTGTGTATAATGCCCTACGAGAAGCAGGGCACCCCGAACTGGCTGACGCAATAAGGAGACTTTAAAATGGCGATCACACAAGCAATGTGTACGTCTTTCAAGAAAGAATTACTTGAAGGAAAACACGATTTTACAAACGGAGCCGATGCAATGAAGCTTGCTCTGTTTACAAGTAGTGCTACTCTAAGTGCTGCAACAACAGATTATTCCACTACTAACGAAGCCTCTGGCACGGGTTATAGTGCTGGCGGCGGTGCGTTAACAAACGTTACTCCGACAAGCTCTGGTACAACGGCGTTTACTGATTTTAATGATTTGACCTTCTCGTCATCAACAATCACAGCGCGTGGTGCAATGATCTATAACACTCAAACAGGCGGCGGCTCGGGCACAACTGATGCGGTTGCCATATTAGATTTTGGTGCTGACAAAACATCCACTAACGGCGACTTTACTATACAGTTTCCAACAGCGGACGCAAGCAACGCCATTATCCGTATCGCCTAAGAGGTAACTCCTTATGGTCGCAATAACCGGATGGGGAAGAGGTACATGGTCCCAAGGTCCTTGGGACACAGCTATCCCGGTTGTTGTTACGGGGGAGGCCGCTACTGGTGCGGTCGGCTCCGTTGTTGTTTCGGCTGAAGCCAATATTCCTGTAACGGGAATTGCGGCGACGGGTGGAATTGGCTCTGTCGTTGTTGTGGCAGATGCTAATGTTGTGGTTACAGGAGAGACAGCCACGGGCTCTGTTGGGTCTGTCTCCGTAACCGCGGATGCGGTTGTTTTACCAACAACTGTTGCAGGCACGGGACAAATTGGATCAACTACTGTTGTAGCAGATGCTAATGTTTCCCTTACTGGGTTAGAAGGAACCACCTCTGTTGGTTCGGTGGTGGTCTCGGCTAACGCCGATGTTGATGTTACGGGCGTTACGTCAACCGGATCGACAGGCACTGTAGAAATTGTAGCGGAAGCAGTCGTACCGGCCACGGGTATCTCTGCTACAGGATCAATAGGAACGGTTACTGTTGAAGCGGACGCTCTGGTTTTACCAACAGGGCTTTCTGCAACGAGCGCATTAGGCACTGTATCAGTTAGTTCAAACGCCCTTGTACAGCCTACTGGGGTTAGTGCTTCTGGTGGATTAGGTGACGTCGAAGTCGGCATTCGAGTCATTGTTCCAGTAACAGGGTTGGAAAGTACCGGAAATGTTGGTACTGTAACAGTAATTGCCGAAGCGAATACCTCTGTGACGGGGGTATCTGCTACAGCCGAGCTAGGCGAAGTTTTTGTTTGGAGCCAAGTTGATCCAAATCAAAACCCAAACTGGAATGGTATCGCACCGTCACAAACCCCGGGATGGGATGAAGTAGAACCCTCTCAATCACCGGGATGGACGGAAATAGCGGCGTAGGAGAAAAACATGCCAAGTACATATACAACAGCAAACGGCATAGAGCTTATCGCAACAGGTGAGCAGTCGGGCGCGTGGGGTGACACAACTAACCTTAACTTACAAATTGTAGACCGCGTTCTCACGGGGGTCGGTACCATAACTCTTTCTGGTACGACGCACACTCTAACAACTACAGACGGTACATTATCTGATGGTATGTACAAAGTTTTGGTATTAGGGGGATCACCTTCTGGAACAAACACTATTACGATTGCACCTAACGATGCTCAGAAAACCTACATGGTTTACAACAATTCGGGTCAATCGGCTATATTTTCTCAGGGTACAGGAGCTAACGTTACAGTAGCCAACGGGGATACAAAACTAATTTACACAGATGGTGCGGGTTCCGGAGCCGCGGTATTTGATTTTACGGCAAATTTAGCCATGTCGTCAGTAAACATTACAGGCGGCGTAATTTCTGGTATAACTGATTTAGCAGTTGCAGACGGGGGCACAGGTGCTTCTACCGTTGCGGCCGCACAAACAAATTTAGAAGTAGACCCTGCTGGTACAGCGGTGGCCCTAGCGATCGCACTTGGATAGGATAGACAATGGCAAATACGTTTAAAAATAAACTTTCAAGAACTATAGGCACTTCGCTTACTTCGGTAGGCAGTTACACGGTTCCTTCATCAACAGCTACAACGGTTATTGGTTTGACCGTATCGAACGTTACAGCCTCGCAGGTTTTAATTACCGCGGTGGTAAACGACGGATCGAACGACACACATTTGATTAAAGATGCCCCGGTTCCAAGTGGTGGTTCTATAGTTATTGTTGGCGGAGATCAAAAAGTAGTGCTAGAAGCCACACATAGTGTTAAGGTAAGTTCGAACACTGCAAGTTCTGTTGACGTAGTAATGAGTATACTGGAGATCACCTAATGGCCACACTTGGTAATGTACCTGCGGAAGCATATACGAACACTGTAAAAGACAGTTTTAGTGGCAACGGTTCAGCCACCGCCTTTACAATGTCATTGCCGACCGTAACAAACGACGTCAGGGTCGTAGTAGAGAACGTTATACAAGACCCGACGGTCGCGTACTCTGTATCGGGAACCACGCTTACATTTACGTCAGCGCCTCCAACGGGAACGAATAACATTTACGTTGTTCACCTAGGACCGGCGGTCATGACGACTGTACCACCGGCTGAGATAGCGGATGCCACGACGTTTGCTTCGAGCCTCACGGTTCAAGGTGCGTTCACCTCTAAAGGGATTGACGATAACGCAGACGCAGTGGCACTTACGATTGATAGTTCAGAAAATGTGTTAATTGGTCAAACTACAGCTAGTAGTGGTACAGTAGGAACAAGCCTTCGCCCAGATGGTCGTAACTTTTATTGTGCTGATGGTAATTATTCTGCACACTTTAATCGTAACTCAAGTGACGGAGCCATTGCTCATTTTGCTAAAGACGACACAATTGTAGGTAGTATTGGGAGTGTCTCTGGAGTTGACTTATTTGTTGCGGGCAGTCGGGGCGCTGGTCAAAGATATTTACTGAATAACATTTTACCTTGTAATGCCTCTGGAGATGTAGTTGATAATACTATAGATTTTGGGCAATCAAATTACCGTTACAGAGACGCTTACCTATCAGGCGGTGTATACCTCGGCGGTACTGCGGCGGCTAATAAGTTGGACGATGCTGAATACGGAGTTTGGAATCCCGGCAATTATAACATTGTCTTAGCATCAACTAATGGTAATTATGTTAAAGTTGGAAGAATGTGTACTGTTGCCTTTAGGCTTGTATGGCCTACAAATAGTAATACTGCCCAAGCTAAAATTTCATTGCCGTTTGCTTGCGTATCTCATGGATCAAGCGCACATATGGCAGGGCTTGCCATTGCCTTTACTACTTACACAAATACTCCCTCTGGTGGAGTTTACAGTGGTGGAACATTTATGGAGTTTTTTAAAGCTGGATCAAGCAATTTAACAAATGCTGACCTTAGTGGGAAGCAAATAAACGGCAGTGTTACTTACGTAACAAACTCATAACCCACTCAGAGATTGGGTCGGACAGGTGGCAATAATGCTACGATAAAACAAAGGAGGCCAATATGGCACTTACAGAAACACAAGTAGAAGACAAAATAGAGATCGTTTCAGATCATAAACATGTGCAAGTTCGTACAGCCACTGTGATAGCTAGAGATGGAACAGAAATCAGTAGATCATTCTCACGTCACGTCTTATCTTGCTCAATTAAATCAGGTGATACATGGGGTGACACGGACATCTCAAGTGAGTCAACAGAAGTACAAGCAATATGCAATGCCGTTTGGTCAGACGCAGTGAAGACTGCATACCAAACAGCAATGGATGCACAAGAAATATAGGAGACTAACATGAGTCGCGCAAGAGATACCGCAGATCAAATAAATAGAGTAAACTCTAGCGCGGCTGATGCTACCGCCATAACTGTAACCAGTTCAGAAAATGTTGGTATTGGGACGACTTCGCCATCTGAAAAGTTTTCAACACTTGGTAATGTTAATATTGGTAACAACGACGTAGGCAACCCTTTGAATTATCTTAGGTTTGGAGCAACTCAACACGGTGCGGCTGATATTAGACCTTCAGATGAAGGCGCTCACAAGGTAGGATTAGATTTTTATACAGATGGAACTGGTGATGTTACAATAAACCCAACTTTTGCTATGCGAATAGACGCTTCAGGCAACGTGTTGGTGGGTAAGACGAGTGTAGGGTTAAATAACAGTGGTGTTGAACTTCGTGAGGGTGCTGCATCTGGGTTCACTAGAAACGACACCGTGATGGACTTGAACCGCACTTCATCTGATGGGCAGATCATGCGTTTCCGCAAAGGTGGCGGAACTATAGGTACTATTGGTGTTGCGGCGTCTAACAATCTATATATAGGGTCAACAACTTCTCAACACACAGGTATAGGTTTTGGAACAAATGAGTGGACTCCTATGCTACCCGCCGGTACAAACTCAGATAACGCAATAAACCTTGGTGGAAGCACTAGGCGTTTCAACGACCTCTACGCAACCAACGGCACAATCCAAACATCTGACTTCAACGAGAAGCAAGACATAGCATCCCTTACAGCAACAGAAATGCTAGTAGGTAAACGTATCTCAGCATTGTTTAAGACATTCAGATGGAAAGACAGAGTTGTAGAGAAGGGTGACAATGCTCGTACTCATACAGGTGTCATAGCCCAAGACGTACAGGCGGCTTTCACAGCAGAGGGTTTAGATGCTGGTGACTACGCATTGTTTATCTCAAGCACATGGTGGGAAACACAAACAGATGTACCAGCAGTTGAAGCTGTAGCTGAAGTAACTGATGAAGACGGCAATGTAACTACAGAAGCTGTTGAAGCAGTAGATGCTTACACTCGTACTGACACATACGAAGTAGAAGATGAAGCACCAGAAGGCGCAACAGAAAGAACTAGACTAGGTATTCGTTACCCAGAGTTACTATCTTTTGTAGCCGCATATAACGAACAACGATTTGCTTCTATTGAGGCAAGACTAACAGCATTGGAGGCTTAACAAATGGCATATCAAGGACGACAACCGGGAGTAGGTGTACGAAACCGCTTCATCTATTCTGCTACGGGTGGTCAGACGTCCTTTAGCGGTGCTGATAGTAACGGGCTAACACTCGCCTACGCAGACGCAACATATGTCGATGTATTTTTAAACGGAACGCTTCTCGTCCCCGTAACGGATTACGCGGCCACAACTAAAACGTCCGTGGTCCTTGGATCGGGAGCCGCGGCTTCTGACATTGTTGAGATTGTAGCGTATGACATTAGTTCTATAGCAGACACGGTAAGCGCATCTAACGGTGGATCGTTCGGGGGGAACGTTATAGCACCTAAGTTTTTAAGCACGACAACTAAGATTGAAACTGCTATCTTTAGAATTAACGATCAAACTCTTAGCACGGACACAACAATTGACGCAGACGAAAACGCTAGTGCGGCAGGGCCTTTGGCTGTAGCATCTGGTGTAACCCTAACGGTCAATGGAAACTTAACGGTGGTATAGATGAGTACATTACAAGTCGAAAACTTAATAGGACCCACATCTGGGTCTAATGCGAACAAGGTGACAATACCTAGTGGTCAAACACTTTATGCGGCAGGGCATGTAGTACAGGTTGTTTCCGTAGCTAGTACAGCAACTACCACTACACAATCAGGGTCATTCGTATCTACTGGATGTGCTGCTTCAATAACTCCTAAATTTAATAACAGTAAAATCCTTATTACTATTAATGGGGGTATGGAAGGTTTTGCTGGAGGTGGTGCAACGGAGGTTAGCTCATGGAAAATCTTTAGAGGGTCTACACAAGTAGAAACTTCTGACTCAGGCAAAC